ATAGTTCCGCAGCTCGCCATGTCCGCTGGAACAATGATTGCATGCTCATGCAAATCTATCGTGATGGGAAAGCAATCGAGCCTTGGGCCGATTGATCCGCAATTCGGTGTGATAGCTGCTGCAAATCTGTTAGCCGAGGTTCAGCGGGCGCACCGAGAGATCCTTGCAAACCCAAATACTGCGTTCTTCTGGAATCCAATTCTGTCGCAAATCACTCCGTCGTTTATCGAGCGATGTGAACAAGCTATAAAAGACGCCGGCAATTTCTTGGATCTGACACTGCGGCAAAATATGTTCTCAAATGTGCCCGAGAACGCGATCGAGGATCGAGTTAAGCGCGTCACGGATATCTTCGGCAACACCGAAGGCAAGGCCCATAACACGCACATCCAGTATAGCCGATGTGTAGATGCTGGCTTGGTAATTGAAAAGCTCGAGGATGATCAGACGTTTCAGGACTTAGTTCTGACAATCCATCACTGCTACATTCATACACTAATGAATACCCCGGCGACGAAGGTAATTGAAAATCACAACGGCAAAGCCATCGTCAAACAACTGCAATTTTCGACTGTGGTTCCACAATCGGTACAGATTCAGCAGTTGCCAATGACAATTCAGCCGGCGCCTGCTGCAGAGCCGGTAGAAGACGCTTAATTCGTCAGTTAAGCTCAAACGTCGCTTTCGTGGCCCAATTGGTGAAGCAATCGGCGGCGAGTGGCGCCGCATTCCCTTCAGCGTAGTTCATTCAACATCTTCGAGTTGTGGTAGCTATCGGTCGCGATCGCCAAGGGTTATCGCGACGCCGTCGCGCATAGCGAACTCTGGGCCTCAGCCTTCCGCCCCTACAAGACAAACCCGAATTATTTCAAGACGGTTGCGCCCAAAACGGCCAAGCAAATCAGGGCATTCGTCAACTCGCATCCACTTTTGAAAGATATCATCCAGTTCAACGCCCTCAGACCAAAGCTCATCCCCGACAACTATGCGGCCCTAAGCCCTGGTGATGGGGCAGCGGCTCAACCGAGGGTGCCTAACCAGGCGGCCAAGGATGTGATCATGCGGTCGCTGCTGGGTTAACGCGGTCGACGACAGCGAGGAATTGTCACCTACGCTGGCCATCTGCCGAATGCAACGCAAGACCCCTCCCCACAAGGGGGAGGGACTTAATCCGCTGCATCGCTGTGCCTCAATTGAGGCAGAGAGCGTGCCGCGAGTCTTCTCCCCCCTCGTGGGGGAGATGGCCGGCAGGCCAGAGAGGGTCTTCACGTCATCCGCGACCGCCCCGCTTTGCAGAGATGGCCGGCTGGTTGGCGAACGACGTTTTTCGCGCCGCAAGCAATCGGTAACACACAGCCGGAGCACCCCGATGACCGACGAAGAACGCAAGCGCGCCGCCCAGGCGCTGCTCGACATGCCGTTATTCAACCAGCTCTGGGACGAGCTCGAAACGGCGGCAGTCGATCGCTGCATCAACGCCAAGCCCAATGACGACGAGACACGGCGCGTGATGGCTTCAGAAGCCCGCGTCATCAGACTTTTCCGCGACCGGATCAGGAGCCTGGCTCAATCCGCCGTCGAGGGAAAGAAGGCGCCGGCATAGGGCCGGCGCGGAGCGACAGCTCCCAAACCCAAGGATATCACCGATGACGACAGCAACCGCCAACCCGGCCGCGGCCGGGAGCGATAGTGCATCGCAAACCCTTTCCCTCGACGATGCCGCAAGCCTGGATTTCCACGATCCCGAAGAGGACAACGGCGGAGCCTGGCGACCGGACGCCGAGGAGAAGCATGATGCCGTCAGCCTGGAAAAGGCGGCGGAAAACCTGAAGACCGATGACGAAGGCGACGAGCCGGCCGGCGACACAGAGACCGGGGCCAACGAAGCCGACGAAGCCGATGACGGTGACAAGCAGCCCATCCTGATGAAAGGCGGCGAGCAGGTCACGCTTGGGGAGCTCAAGCTCGGCTATATGCGGGACAAGGATTATCGACACAAGACGCAAGCGCTCGGCAATTCCCGCCGGTCGCTTGAGTCGACGGCTGCGCGCGTCCTCAAATCCGTGGATGCCGTCGCCGGATTTCTTGCGCAACAGCTTCCCGAAGAGCCGTCGCGGCATCTGGCGATGACCGATCCCGGCGAATATACCCGCCGCAAGGCGATGTTCGACGCCGGCATCGAGCAGATCCAGGCCATTCTCTCCTTCGCCAACGACACCAAGCAGGCGTCGCGGGAGATGACCGCCGAGCAGCTGCAGGCGACGCTTGCCAGCGAAAACGCGGCTCTGATCGAGGCATTCCCGGCGCTCGCCAAGCCGGACCTAAGGGAGAAATTCTTCGCCGATGCGTTCAGGACCGGCCAGGATTTCGGCTTCAGTCCCGACGAGATGCGCGAATTCAACGACCACCGCTATTTCAAGGTCATGCATTGGGCCATGAAGGGGCTGGAGGCCGAACGGGCGCGCGAGAAGGCGATGAGCAAGCTCCAGAATGCGCCGCCGATCACGCCGAAGGCGCGGCAGGCGGGCAAGACTGCAGGAAATCGTGACGCGATGCGCAAGCTCACCCAAACCGGGTCGATCCACGACGCCGTCAGGATCGACTTCTGACCCGACACTTCCATCCAAAGGAACCAGGCAATGGCTGTTATCGCCAATACCTTTACCACCGGCAATGCCGTGGGTAACCGAGAAGAGCTGTCCGACGTGGTGTCCCGCATCACGCCGGAAGACACGCCCATCTATTCGCTGATCGAGAAGGGCAAATGCGTTTCGATCCATCCCGAATGGGAAACCGACGATCTCGCCGCCCCCGGCGCCAATGCGCATGAGGAAGGCGAGGACTATACCTTCGGCTCGGTGACGCCGCCGGCGCGGATGGGCGACTATACCCAGATCGTGCGCAAGGACTGGATCATCTCCGGCACCCAGGAGGAAGTCTCCGAGGCTGGCAATGTGCAGAAGCGCAAATACCAGCGCGCCAAGAAGGGCGTCGAGGTCCGCAAGGACATCGAATTCGCCATCGTCTCCAACACCGCCTCCGTCGCCGGCGCCACCCGCTATCTCGGCGGCCTGCCGTCCTGGCTGGTGACCAACGTGTCGCGCGGCGGTGGCGGCGGCGCCAATGGCGGCTTCAATGCCGGCACCGGGCTGACGGTGGCGGCGACCAACGGCACGCAGCGGGCGTTCACCAAGACGATCCTCGATAGCGTCATGCAGCAGGGCTACAATTCCGGCGCCAACCTGCGTTACGCCGTCACCTCGCCCTATGTGAAGAGCGTCTTCGTCACCTTCATGTCGGACACCAATGTGGCGTCGTTCCGCTATGCCGTCTCCTCCGGCGGCGAGAAGAATACGATCATCGCCACCGCAGACTATTATGAAGGCCCGTTCGGCAAGGTGATGATCATGCCGAACCGGGTGCAGGCGGCTGCGGCGGGCGTCGCCCGCAACGCCTTCTTCCTCGATCCCGATTTCGTGTCCTTCCTGTGGCTGAGAAAGATCCAGGACGACAACGATGTCGCCAAGACCGGTGACGCCGAAAAGGGCGTGATCATCGGCGAGGGCACGCTCAAGGTCAGCAACGAGAAGGGTCTCGGCGTCGCAGCCGACCTCTTCGGCCTGACCGCCAGCAGTTAAGGAGAACAGAGATGGGATACAAGCCATATGCGATCACCGCGTCGGTGACGCTCGACCGCACGAAGCACACGGACGCGCTTGTCGTGCTGAACGCCGCCGCGGGCCTCACGGTGACGCTGCCGGCCGCGTCCGGCTCCGGCGACAAGTACGAACTCATGGTCGGCACGACCGTCACTTCGAACAGCGATGTGATCAAGGTCGCGAACTCGACCGACATCATGGCCGGCGTCTGCTGGCAGGCGGCGGATTCCGGGTCGTCGGTCAATGGCTGGGAAACCGGCGCGACCGACGACACGATCACCATGAACGGCACGACCACCGGCGGCGTCAAGGGCGACCTGATCCGCCTCATCGATGCCGCGTCCGGCGTCTGGCAGGTCCAGATGTACGGCTCGGCGACCGGCACCGAGGCCACGCCGTTCTCGTCGACGGTCTGACAATCCGAACGAAGCGGGCGGGGCAACCCGCCTGCTTTCCCTTTTCACAGGAGGTTTCCATGCCCGCAAATCCCAAGACGATACCGATCAGGCTGCTCTACGACACCTGGTTCCAGGACGATGTCCGCACCCAGGCCGGCACTGTGGTCAGCGCCGATCTCGACGCCGCCAAGGCGCTGATCGCCGAAGGCAAGGCCGAGCGCGCCGACCCGTTGCCCGGCGACGACCAGGCATGATCATCCGCGACGGCGCCTGGACACTGTTCGACTACGATTTCCACACGGGCCGGCAGGTCTGGCACATGCATGACGGCGAGGGGCGGGACGTGTTCCGCACCGATTACCGCGTCGACGACGTGATCGATGCCAACCGGGAGGCGCGCAACATCGCCTCGGCCGGCTGGGCCGGGGATTGGCACCATGTCGCCTCGGTGCCGCTCAACATAGCGTTCGACAGCGGCATCGCCCGGGCGCATGCGGAGGGGGATGACCGGTTCGTCGGGCGGTGGCTGAATGATGGGGACAATCGGGCATGGCGGACGAAGGGTGGGCGGGTTTGAGGAGGCGAGGTTGTCGCTTTGGTCCACCCCCCTCTGCCCTGCCGGGCATCTCCCCCACAAGGGGGGAGAGTGGCCCGCGGCGCTCTCCCCGGCCCACACAAACGTTGCTGCGCATGCGACGGTAAATAGAAGCGGGCTGGCGCCCCATCCACTCCCCCCTTGTGGGGGAGATGTCCGGCAGGACAGAGGGGGGTATCCCAGCCTCCGCGCCTGCGCCCCGGGCAACCCATCACCAAACCTGAATTCCGGGCTACCCAGCTCGACCCACGGAGGCACGCATCCGATGTCCTCGATCACCGACTACGCTTCGCTGATGCTCGACGCGGCCGAATATGCCGCGCGCACCAATATCGCCCATGTCTTCCCCCGATATCTCGGCATGGCCGAGACCAAGCTCAACCGCGCCCTGCGCGTCGCCGACATGGAGGTCGAGGGCATCGTGCCGATCACCGATGGCGACGGCACCTTGCCGGACGATTTCCTCGAGGCGCGGCAGGTGCTGTCGCCCTCCGCCGTGCCGCTGCGCGCCATGAGCCTGCAGCAGATGGTCAATGCCTATCGCGAGCAATCCGGTACGCCCGCCGGCTATGCGGTGGTCGGCCGGATGATCAAGGTGCGGCCGAAGGCGACCGGCGACCTGGCGGTGACCTATTTCGGCAGGCTGCCGGCCCTGACGCCGGCCAGTCCGACCAATTGGCTGCTCGCCAGGGCGCCCGACGTCTATCTCTATGCGGTGGTCGCCGAGATCGCCATTGCGGCGCAGGATGCGGCCAAGACGCAGGCCGCCATGCAGTTTCTCGGGCTGGCGCTGCAGGGTCTGCAGATCGAGGACGAGCGCCGGCGCTGGGGCAATGCGCAGGTGGTGGTGGGAGGGTTGACGCCATGACGCTGCTTTCCGCCGCCAACGAGGTTTGCGACATCGTCTCGCTCGACCGCTTTGCCAGCCTGGTCGGTGTGCATGACGAGGCGGCCTATAACATGCTCGCCATTGCCAATGAGGCCGGCCAGGAGATCGCCCGGCGGGCGGACTGGCAGGCCATGCTGCGGACGGCCGCTATCGCCGCGTCGCCGGCGAACCTGCCCGCGGATTTCCAGCGCGTCGCCTCGGCCGGCGCCGTGCGCGCCGCCGATGGCTCGCCGATCCGGCCGGTGATCGATGCCGGGCAATGGGCACTGATCCAGACTGTCGCGTCGACCACGGCGTTCTATTTCATCCGCGGCAACCAGATCCGGTTCTCGCCGGCCTCTGCGGCCGCCGGCGCGATCGTCGACTACTTCTCGCGCAACTGGGCGCTCAACGTCGCGACGCCGATCGAGGCGTTCAATGCCGACGACAACACCACGATCTTCCCCGAACGGCTGCTCGCCAAGAACATGATCTGGCGGTGGAAGCGCCAGAAAGGTCTCGCCTATGACGATAACCTGGCGGAATTCGAGGCCGACCTTGCCCAGGAGATCGCGGCGGATGGCGGCGTGATGTGATCCCGCCCTGCCCGGGTCGGGCAGTGATCGCAAGGCCCGACAGCTGATCTGAACGATCGCAATGAGCTGTCATGCAAGTATTTTCAACCTATAAGAGTTTAAAACACTCTTGTTCAATCCTGAATAAGAGTGAAACAGGAGAACGACACATGGCGAACTATCCGGAAGATTTCGGCGCAGTTGCGGTCGAAGATGGCGGGACGGGTGCGTACACGACTCAGCTCACCAACGCCCTGCAGAGCAATTTCGAGATCGACGGTCGGGGAAAGACATATACTTTCGCCGGCCGCATCGCGCCTTCGAGTTTCAAGGGACTCAGAAACATCAAGCTGGTACAGCTCACGCCTTTGGGATCTTTCGGGGGCCGCGCGCTCGATATCGTCGGTCTCAGCGATTGGACCATCGAAAACGTAAAAATAGATTGCGGCAATCAGGGATACCCGAATGGATATATGGCCCAGCCGTGCTATCAATTTCACGCCGACACCTGCGCGAACTTCAAGATCCGCCATCTCGAAGTTTACTACGGCGGTCAAGGATCGGCCATCCGGTTCGACAATTGCCAGCGATTTACCACGGAGAACCTCCTCGGCCACGATATGCGGTACGTGCTGGGGACCAATTACGTGTTCACCGCAAACACGACGAACGGTTCTTCGACATTGTCGAACATTGCCAATACTGGCGTGTTTGGCGTCGGCATGGTGATAAGCGGAACCGGAATTCCAGCGGGAACGACGGTGACCGACGTGCATGGCGACAGCCTAACGATCTCGGCCAATGCCGCTGCAACCAACGCCAATGTATCGCTGACCGCTGTCGTTCCCCCGGCAACGAATGACGTCATCGACATTATCTGTTACAATTCCTGCACCGATTTCACCGCCATCAACAGTGTTTCGCGTGACTTCAGCGCCAACAACAACGGGTCGGAGACCACGCTCTACTGCCGCGGCATTACCACCGGGCAATGCGTCGGCTTCGAATATATCGGCGGGCTCGTAGACAAGGTGGACCAGGGCTGGGACTTCAGCGGCGGACCGGTCACGCTGGCATTTACCGGCAATACGACGAACGGGTCGACGACGATCTCCAATATCGCCGACGCCACCTCCCTTCTTGTGGGCACGTCCATCAGCGGGGCGGGAATCCCCGGCAGTGCAAAAATTGCTAGCATCGCCTCAACGACATCGATCACGATATCGGTGGCCGCAACGGCGACTGCGACGGGCGTCAGCCTTACCTCATCCGGCGTGGGCAACAATGGCGGCACCATCAGTGCCGCGCGCGCCCAGAATTGCGAAACCTGGGGGTTCAAGTTTGCCAATGTGCAAAACCGGATCATCGGCAATGGGCTGGTGGCACAGAACACGGGGTTCGCTGGGTTTGTATTCAGCCCGAATAAAGGCTATGATGACCTGCAGCAGACACAAGACATCCATTTGTCAAATTGCATTGCAATCAATCCGGGTGGTCGTTCGGCGGGTGCCGACGGCGGGTCCGGGTTCTATGTGGCACCCGAACACTGCAACCCTTTTTTTCCGCGTGGGATCAAACTTAGCGACTGTTTTGCGATCGATGACCGGGGAACATTCGCGTCGATGAAATACGGCTTTGCCAACATGATTGCCAACCCAACGCTGGGCGGACCCACGATCAAGCCAAGCATTGCGGCAAATTGCAGGTCCTTCGGTCACACGACGTCAGCCTTCGGCGGATCGTTCGCGTCGTCCTACACACAGATGATTTCGTCCGATACGATCAACATATCCAGTTTTGCGGAGGATGTGGCCATTGTACTCGCGGCTGAGACTGGCTCCTCGGATGAGTTGGCGACGATCGTATCCGATCAGGTGGAAGGCTCGAAAATCACGCTTTACCGCGGCGATCAGCAGATCGAGCTCAAGCATGGGATCGGGAATCTCAAGCTGATGTATGGCCGCGACAGAGTGATGGATGACGGCAACTCGGCCGTTGTGCTGATCAAGCGCGGCTCGTTCTGGGTCGAGTCCGGATGGGATCAGCCGACACCGGTGTTCGCCTCCGGGACGCAGACCATTGTCAAGACGCAGGCCGGCACCGCCGCGACGGCGCTCGTATTGCAGAATGCGGACGGCGCTGCGACCGCTGGAACCGCCGCGCAGCTGCTCCTGACGCCATATGACAACATCGCTCGCTCCGCCTCCATCCGCGCCGAGCAAACTGTCTCAGGTGGCAACCAGATCAAACTGGTATTTCAGACCAATAACGGCGGCACGACAAATGACGCACTGACGCTATCGCCGACCGGTGTGGTCAATACCCTTACCGATCTGCAGGTCGGCGGAACCACGGTGATCGACGGTGCACGCAATGTGCTTGGCCAGGCAACGGTGGCGTCGGACGCCAATTACACGGTTACCTGGTTCACCAGCAAGAAATACCAGAAGCACACGGGAACCTTGACGGCCAATCGGACCGTTACCCTGTCGACGACCGGTGCAGTTCCGGGCGCGACCTTCCGGTTTACCCGAACGGGAGGGGGCGCCTTCACGTTGTCGATCGGCGGTCTGAAATCGCTGGCGACCAATACCTGGTGTGACGTCACCTTCGACGGCAGCGCGTGGTATCTCAGCGCCTCCGGGGCGCTCTGACATATCTCGTCGCTGCAAGAACCGATGCCGAAAATAATAACCGGCATCGGGCCGCAGCCGTGACAGAGAGCGGCCAATGGATGGTTCCAGACCCTTCATTGGCCGCCGTCCTTTACTTCCTCGCTGCAGCCAGCGGACTTACCACGTACCGCATCGTGGCACCCGTCTCTTCGATCGAAGACACGATCTGACGATGAAAATCACACAAGGACAGCCTATGATGACCTCGCAGACTTCGGGGCTGGCTTCGCCCGACTTATCGCAGCGGATGGAGGTGTGATGTGATCACGCCACGTCCAGGACGCGTCGGGCAGAGCAATCGCGGGCCGGTGACCGCGGGCCAGGCGCAGCTGTCGCAGCCCATGGTGTTTCCGGCACCGATCGGCGGCCTGGTAACCAATGTCGACATCGCCTCCGAAGCCGCCGGCAATGCCTCGGTGCTGACCAACTGGTTTCCGACGCAGACCGGCATCCGCATCCGCGGCGGCTGCAACAGGCGCGGCATTGCCGCCGGCGGCGCACCGATCGTGCGGCTGCTGCGCTACAAATTCGGCTCGGTGGAGAAGATCTTCGCCTCGACGGCGACAGCGATCTTCGACATGACCTCGCCGCCGGCGCCGCCTGCTACCGTCTCGGCTGTGGTGACCGGGCAGACGAGCGGCGACTGGAGCGTGTTCCAGCACACCAATACGGGCGGCTCCTATCTCGTCGCCACCAACGGCGCCAATGCGCGGCAATTGTTCAACGGCACAAGCTGGTCGACGACGCCGGCGATCACCTTCGCCGATTCGACCGTGATGGCCGATCTGAGCTATGGCTGGCTGTTCGCCAACCGTGAATTCTTCGTCAAGAAGAACACGCTCGACGCCTATTATCTCGATGTCGCCGCTATCGGCGGCGCAGCGACGCTGTTTCCGCTCGGCGGCACGATGAAGAAGGGCGGCTCGCTGCTGACCGGCTTCTCCTGGTCGCTGGAAAGCGCCGGCAGCGGCCCGACCGAATATTGCTGCTTCGTCTCGACAGAAGGCGAGGTGGCGGTGTTTGCCGGCACCGATCCGTCCAGCGCCGATACATTCGCGCTGCAGAATGTCTATCAGGTGGGCAAGCCGCTCGGCAAAAGCGCCTGGCTGAAGCGCGGCGGCGATGTGTTCATCGGCACGGCAGACGGCCTGGTGCCGCTGTCTCAGGCGCTGACGCGCGGCGTCGAGACGCTGTCGCAGGTCTCTGCGTCGAAGAATATCGACGATCTCTGGCGGGCGGCGGCGCTCGATTCGCCAACCGGCTGGATCATTTCGGAATGGCTCGAAGAAAGCCTGGTCTTCGTCTCCTTCCCCGCCAGTCCGTCCTTCTCGGACACCACTTTCGTGATGAACGCGATTACCGGCAAATGGTCCATCATCCGCAACTGGAATGCCAGCTGTTTCGAGCGGTTCCAGGGGGCGCTGTTCTTCGGCAGTTCCGGCGGCAATGTGTTCCAGGGCGACGTGACCGGCGCCGACGATGGCCTGCCGTTCCTGGCCGCCTATCTCTCCGCCTTCGTGCCGAGCAGGTTCGGCCAGCGGATCAGCGCCGGGCTTGCCTCGATGCGGCTGATCAGCGCCACGCCGATCTCGGTGAAACTGTTCGCCAAGGCGGATTTCGACATCGCCTACCCGACGCCGGCCGACACGAACGAGGCGGAGACGGATTCGTCGACATGGGACGGGGGCCTCTGGGACATTGCGGTGTGGGATTCCGCGCCCGGCCATGCGCTCTACCGCTTCCGGCAAAATGTGCGGGCAAGCGGCGACTTCCTCGCGGTGGGCTGCGTCGTCCAGTCCGCCGGCGGGCTGAAACTCTCGATCACGGCGGATATCGGCATGCTGCAGGCGGCCGCCGGCGAGGCGAGCGCCTGATGCTGCCCGACGACCGGACGGAACGCAGGGCCGCATTCCTGCGCTGGGCCAACGGCAATGCGGCGGCGGCCGATTTCCTCGCCCAGATGGCCGAGATCGCCCGCCTGGCCGACGACATCATCGACGAGGATGACAACCGCCAGCGCAATATGGGTTGGCTGTTGCACCGTGTGCTGGTGGTGCTGCCGCAAAACCAATTCTTCATCGCCCATGCCGCGGTGCTCGGGCCGCTGATGGATGTGATCATCGTGCAATGGCAGCAGAGCGACGACTGGCGCAGCTCGCACAATGCGATGAAGCGGCAATTCGGCTTCGTGTTCCGCGAGGCGGTGGGATCGCTGGTCACGGCGGTGGCCTCGATCACCGGCGGCCTCGCGCACGCCAAGGCGGCATCCGACGATTATTTCGAACTCTGTCACGCGGCGTCCTCCGAGACGGTCGCGCAATGGGCAATGGAAAGGTAGCGATATGTACGGCTCAGCCCCCGAACCCCCGGATCCGCAGCAGACGGCCGCGGCGCAGACGCAGACCAACCTGTCGACGGCGATTGGCAACACCTATCTGGGCAACATGAACCAGGTCACGCCCTACGGCAACCTGACCTATACCCAGAACGGGTCCAATTTTGTCAACGACCCGAACGGGCAGACCTATTATTACAACAAGAAAGACGACACCTACGATCTCGGTGACGCCCATAAGAACGATGCCGGCTGGACTGCAGTCACCGGCTATGAGGTTCCGAGCTTCACCGCGACGACGACGCTCAACGACACGCAGCAAGACACTCTGAACAAAGAACAGAACGCGGAAAACAACCTCGCTAAACTGGCGAGGCAGGAATCCGCCAATCTTGGCGACATCCTCGGCAAGCCGATCGACCTTTCCCACGCGCCGGCGGCATGGGATCCGAGCAACCTCAACCTGCCGAACTATACGGGCTACAAGGACGGCCCGCAGCTTCAGACCTCGGTGCAGAATGCCGGCAATATCCAGGACAAGATCGGCAAAACCGACCAGATCCAGACCAGTATCGGCGACACGCGCGGCATCACGCACAATTACGACTACAATCCCGACACGTCCGCCTACGCCGACGCCCTGATGGCGCGGCTCAATCCGCAGCTCCAGCAGGATTCGGACGCGCTCAATGCGAAACTGATCAACCAGGGCCTTCAGCCCGGCTCGGAAGCCTATAACCGCGCTTTCCAGCAGCAGGGGCAGAAGGAGAACGATGCCCGGATCGCAGCGATCCTCAATGCCGGGCAGGAACAGTCGCGCCAAGCCGGACTTGCCCAGCAGCAGGCCGAATTCCAGAATGCGGCGCAGCAGCAGGGCTATGAGCAGCAGATCGGCAAGGCGAACCTCAACAATGCCGCGGAGCAGCAGGCCTATGAACAGGCGCTCGGCAGAGCCAACCTGAACAATACGGCCCAGGCGCAGCAATATTCGCAGAATCTGCAGGACGCGACATTCAAAAATGCCGGCAAGGAACAGATGTATGCCGATCAGAATGCGGCGACGTCGGCCAACAACGCGCTTCAAGACCAGTCGTTCAATGCGCGCCTTACCAGAGGCAATGCGATGGATCAGGCGCGATCCAACTATCTGAACGAGCAATATGCCAACCGCAATCAAGGCATCAACGAGATCACCTCACTGATGTCCGGCGCGCAGGTGCAGAGCCCGCAATTCGTGAGCACCAATCCGGGCCAAATCGCCAATGTCGACTATGCCAAGATCGTGCAGGACAACTATCAGGACAAGCTCGCCGCCTACCAGCAGGACCAGCAGGGGCTTGGCCAGCTGCTCGGCGGCATCGGCAGCCTGTTCCAGCTCTCCGACAAGCGGGCCAAGAAGGACATCAAGCGTGTCGGCACCGCCAAGGGCGTGGGGCTTTACGAATATTCTATGCGCGGCGCGCTCGACGACGGCAGGCGCCATCTCGGCGTGCTGGCGCAGGATGTCGAGAAGAAGCGGCCGGACGCCGTGATGACCGGCCGGGACGGCCTCAAACGCGTCAATTACGGCAAGCTGTTCGCAGCGGGGGCGTGACATGGGCACCATCTTCTATCCACAGACCCGCCGGGACCCGGGCCAGATGACGTCCGACGCGCGGCGGCGGGCTATCCAGCAACGGTTTGCCGAGCAGATCCTGGGCCAGCCGGCAACCACGGCGGCGGGCGGCCCGGGCCAGCTGATGGCCGGCATCGGCCAATGGCAGCGGCAGCAGGGGCAGCAGGACAGCCGGTTCCCCCAGGCGCCGGGCGGCGCGCAGCCGTCCTTCCTCACCAGTCTCGGCAACTTCCTCGGCAACAATGGCGGGCTTTACTGATGGTTTTCGACTATATTTTCGGCTGCAGGACCGGCGAGACGCCGGAAACGCTGGCCCGCCGGCGCGAGATCCAGGATTCCATTGCGGCGCAGATCCTCGGCCATCCGCCGACGACCGCGCTGGGCGGCCTCGGCTCGATCCTGTCAGGACTGGCGCTCGGCTATGCCCGCTATCGGGACGGCAAGACCGAAGATGCCGGGCGCAAAAGCGCGCTGGACGCGCTGCAGCCGTTCCTGCCGGACAATTCGCCCGGCACCGCGACGACGGTGGCCAACAGCACCTCCGTGCCCTCGGTTCCGGGCTCGATGACGAATGCGCGCAATGCCGACCGCGCATCGCTTCCGGGTTATGCGCCGTCATCCACGGCGGGGCTGAATGCGAATGACATCTACAACAGCTTCATGGGCACGGTGAGGAACGGGTTGACCAATCCCTATGCGCTGGCCGCCGTGGCGTCGACCGCGAATGCCGAGAGCAGCTTCTCGCCAGGCAATGCCAACCGCACATGGAACGACCCCGGCGCCGGCAATGCGCCGGGAACCGCCGGCGGCATCATGTCCTGGCGCAACGACCGGCTGAAGAACCTCTATGCCTATGCTGCGGCGAAGGGCGAGAAGCCCGGCGCGATCAGCCCGGAGACGCAAGCGGAATTTTTTCTCGGCGAAAACCCGAAGCTGATCGCGGCGCTGCAGAGCGCACGAAGCGTCGACGAGGCACAAAGTCTGATGAACAATGCCTGGCGCTTCAGGGGTTATGACCAGCCCGGCGGCGAGGCGGCCCGGCGCCTGCAGATGGCTAACGCCTTCCTGCAGAAATTCCAGACGGCGGATGCCGCAACGCCGGGGCAGGCACGGACACCAGGCACCACCGAGGACAATTCCGTCCAGGCCAACGACACGTCCAATATCTTGCCGACCACGCAGACGTTGCGGCAACCGGCCAACCCCTATGCCAACGTTGATCCTGGGCTGATCAAGGCGCTGTTCAACCCCTGGCTTACGCCGGAGCAGAAAGCCATCGTCCAGGCGATCATCAACCAGCAAGCCCAGAATGCCGACCCGGCGCACCAGCTGGAACTGCGCAAGAGCCGGGCCGAGGTCAAGGCGCTGGAACATCTGCCGGCCAAATGGGAGATCGTCAAGGGCAACGATGGCGCCATCTACAGGGTCGATCCACAGACCGGGCACAAAGAGCTGCTCTATGGGCCGCGAGGCGGACAACTGCCGGACGATCGGACGGACGCGACCGACCCGGTACAGACGATGCCCCGGACGCTCGATTTGAACAGCGCGCCTCAGGGCATCGATCCTGCGACGTGGGGCCACCTGACGCCGGCAGAAAAGCAGAAATTCCTCGATTTGGAGACGAAATGAGCCATGGCTAATTTGACACCCGAACAGCAGCGGCTTCTCGCCATCGCTACCGCGCGACAGGCCGCCGCTGGAAATCCGCCAGCGACAACCGGCGGCCAGCCGGACCCATGGGCCATCCTGGCCGAAGCGGGTCAGCGGCCGCGACAGGAAATGGCTATCCCGTTGGCCATCCCGGATCGTGATAAGGGACTGGCCTCAGTCGACGACTTCGTGGCCAAACAATATGATGAGCTGCCGTGGTATCAGAAATCGTGGTTATCCGTCGTGCCAGGTCAAGAACCGAGCACGAAGGACAAGGCAAAAATTGTAGCGGATCTCCGGGCTGGCGAGCGAATCCGTCGGGAGGCGCGGGACGCCGACCGTCCCCTCTTCGGGATCAATGACGTCGTCCACAAGATCGGCAGCGGCGTGATGGCTGTCGGACCCTATCTTGATGAAGCAGATGCCGCGACCAATGCTTGGCTCGCGCCTTATGTTGATCCGCTGATCCCGGACAGTTGGGGCACACAGAAGTTACCGGAAAAGGATTGGCAAGGTCGGTATGACCATGCTTTGGCGATCCAGCGCGGAATAGACCGGCGCATGGATCTGGCGGCCCCGATAACGGCAGAGGCGGCGAGCCTGGCAGGCAACATCATGAGCGGTGGGGCGCTCCTCAGGGGGGCGCCCACGGTCGGCAAATATGTCCTCGGCGATTTCGGCACGACGATTCCGCAAAAGCTCCTGGCATCGTCCGTTGCCGGGGCGGGTGTTGGTGCTGTTGAAGGCTTCGGCAATGGTGAAGGCGGTCTGATGGGCCGGCTGAATGAAGCTTCTAAGGAGGCTCTTAAAGGTGGCTTGGAGAATTTCGGCCTGACCGGTGCCGGCATCGGCCGTGCCAAGCTTATTTCCTACCTTCGGCGCAAAATCCTTGGCGAGGGCGCCGCCGCCATGGACGATCTCACGACTGGGGCACGGAAGGGCGGCAACACGCAGCCGCCTGGATCAGCCGGGTGGTGAACGGCGATGCAGGCCTGTTCTACGGTCTCCGCTCGACCGGCCAGCGGCTGAAGGCGAACACCCAAATCATGACGAAATTGACCAGCGGAACCAGCAGAATGAGGCACCACCATCCCGAATACCCGGCCTTCGACGCGATCTTAGCGGCTGGGATCAGATAGATGGCTAGAAGAACCAGAACAATCAACCAGTGGAAAATGCTGAAATTGCCCACGCGAATATCCTCTTATCGCTGATTGCAAGACACTATTGAGCGAAATTGGAAATGTAAACCGGCGTGACGGGCGTTTTTCATGGTCACGTGTAGAACAACCTGTCGGCGTCCACTTGAGGAGAGAAGACTTCGCACTTCCAGCATTTGGGTTCCCGAACATGCCGTCCGACTGTCGAACGCTGAATATCGGTTCTCGACCGACGCAGCCCAAGCGGGAAGATATGCTGATGAACGCAAAGCTCGCAGCCGGTCCGATGCCGCCGCCCTCGCTAGGGCTGCTTCCCCGGGCGCCCACGTCGAACCTATCTGCCCAGCGCGATTCCGAATGCCGCGGCGACAATGACCACGACGAGAAGCGATATCATCAGGCCGATCACGCCGGCGGCCGCAGCGTGTTGCAGGCACAGAAACGTAGTGTCGCCATCGGCGCGGGACTTTCGCCAGACTTTGACCGGCATGATGAAGACGGCGAACGGCGACAAGACGAGTAGATATGCCGCATATTTGAAAAGGGCGACCGGATCCGTCCGTTTCGGCTGTCGCCAGGCCGGGAGGTCTTGAGGTCCAAGGGTTCGCAGGACATCCCGTCGGCCAAAAATATAGCCGAGGCAGAGACCGACGATCAGCCCGAAGAACAATGTCTGCACCGAAAGCGGAATATAATCGTCCAGCCATCGGCGGCCGAACAGGAACGTGCACAGGGATGCCCCGGTGACGGGGAAAAACACCAGGCCTTCCGCAGTTTGCTTCCGGCGGCGCGCGTCCTGGGAACTGGGATCGGTGGTGTTTGAATGGTCGGCCATGACCAACACAATAGGAGAAAACTCCTAGGGTTGTAAATGGCGCATATCGGGGACCAAACGCGCCGCCTGTTCCGGCGTTCATGTGGCGCGCTTTGATCCGGCTATGCCGGATATCGCTGATCGATCGATACGCGCGATGCGGGAAAGCAGATGCTCCGAGGCACTGCAAGCCGACAGGTTCTCTTCCCGCAATCCATTCATCGAGGGGCCTTCCGCACTCTACCCGTCGCTCGGCCGATGACAGTCGGCGGCATGGAAGGCCAGTCCTGAAACGTTCGACCGCCGGCCATCCTTCAATCCATGGCGGGGCCACATGGCAAACGCCGACCCCGCAATAATCCGAACCCAGTGAGGTAAACCATGCCCCGTACAGGCGGAGTCTATTCCGAGCCGGCCGGCACGAAAGCCGTGTCCGGCCAGACGATCCAGTCGGTACCATACAACACCTTTGTCGACGACCTGGTGACCGACGCCAATGCGGCTCGTCCGATCACGGCCGGCGGCACGGGTGCGACGACGGTGACCGAGGCGCGGAACAATCTCGGCATTGCCAATTTCGTCGACAAGGATGCCGTCCAGACGCTGACCAACAAGTCGCTGCAGGACGGCACCACATATTTCGTCGATGAGGGAGACCCGACCAGGCGCCTGCAATTCCAGATCGGCGGCTTTGGGGCAGGCACGACACGGACGTGGAACTTTCCGGATGCCAACGACACCTTTGTGGGTGTCGGTACGACGACGACACTCACCAACAAGTCGCTGCAGGATGCGACGACGTTCATCGTCGACGAGGCGGACAGCACGAAGCGCGTTCAATTCCAGGTCTCGGGTGTAGCCACTGCGACCGTTCGAACCTGGGCTTTCCCCGACACCTCCGACACGTTCGTCGGCCTCGCGGCGACGCAGACCCTCACCAACAAGACCTTGACGAGCCCCACCATCAACGGCGGCACGATCACGCGTCCGACAATCGCCCTGCAGGACAGCACGACCACCTTTCAGGACAATGGCGACAACACGCGCCAATTCCAAATCCAGTTGAGCGGATTGTCGACCGGCGTCACCCGCGTCTGGAATGTCCCGGATACCAATGACGCTTTCGTCGGGGTCAATACCGCAGTCCTGCTCACCAACAAGACCCTGGACGACGCGACCACGGCTTTTGCCGATAATGGCGATGCGACAAGGAAGTTTCAGCTTCAGCTTTCGAGCATCACGACGTCCACGACCAGGACCTGGACCGTTCCCGACTTCTCCGACACGTTCGTCGGGACCGCCGGCGCTCAAACCCTCACCAACAAGACGCTGACCAGTCCGAATATAGCCGGCGGCGCGCTCTCTGGCACGTTCAGCGGCAATCCAACTTATTCCGGCGGCCAGAGGATAACAGCTTCAAACGCGTCGACCGCAACGAGCTATCTCAGCCTGTTCCCTTCGGATCGTGGCGTCGGCAAGCCCAACCTCGACTGGATCAAGACCGCCACGCCCGGCAAATGGCAGCTGCAGATCGACGATGGCGCCGGAAATTCGGGCTGCGTCATCGATATTCACACCCCGACATTCACCTGGAATGACGTCCAGATCGTTGACCTGACGACAGCTCAGACGCTGAAGAACAAGTCCCTTGAAGACATCTCCACCGTCTTCGTCGACAACGGCGACAACACGAAGCAGTTCATCTTCGAGGCCCAAGGCATCACCGCCGGCCAGAAGCGTGTCTACACGGTTCCTGACAAGAGCACGACGCTGGTTGGCACCGACACCGTCGACACGCTCACCAACAAGACGCTGACAAGCCCGACGATCAACACGCCGACGATCACCGTCAAAGACAACGCCTTCACCCTCCAGGACAACGGCGACGCGACGAAGCAGGCGGTCTTCGAGCTTTCCAGCATCACGACATCCACGACGCGCACCTATACCCTTCCGGATGTTTCCGACACCCTGGTGACGCTCGGGGCCACGCAGACGCTGACGAACAAGACGCATTCAGGCGGATCGATCTCCGGCACGGTTGGCGGCTCTCCCACGCTGACCGGGACATGGGCGTTTAGCAATTCACCCACGGCGCCGACGCCGGCCGGAACCGACAACGGCACCAATGTCGCCACGACAGCGTTTGTTCAGGGGTTGGTTGGGCCGGGTAGCTTTGTGAAGGTATCATCACAGACAGCTTCCGGAGCAGCGAGTGTCGTCTTCAATAGCCTCCCTTCATCCGGATATGACCACTTCGTTCTGTCGTGTCAGGAATGCACGAGCGCCGCCGCAGGCGCTGACAACCTTCAAATTCAGGTTTCGACTGACAATGGCAGCACATATCACACGACAAGCGGCGACTATTCTCAGTTCAGTGGCACTAGTGAAAATGCGTTGGTCACGTGGTCCATTCCAAGGAGTTCGCAGAGTTTCCCGCACGGCAGCGCCATAATGAAGATCGCTGGCCTCGGAAACTCTTCAAGAATGACAGTTGTGCTTTCGTCGGATGCCCTAAGCATCGAATCTGCTGGCTTGAGCCCCGGCGCCAACAACAAGCCTGGCTATAGGAAGGCTGTGGAGCAAGATAACGCCTTTAAGATCACAACAACCAGTGGGTCTAACTTCTCCGGCACCTTCACTTTATATGGGGTAAAATCGTAGTGATCACTGACGTGTCCGAGTCCAGCCGCCGGAAAGAGGTTCGTTTTTGTCCGCGGAGTCTAAGACCTTCTGGCACATGGCAATCAGATCTTTGGCAACCTTCGTCGTCATCCGAAGATGGGCTGTTGGAATTATAGCCTTATAAATTTCGTGGTTTTCATCGGGTCTGAGTTCGTGCACCCCCACGTTGATTTGCATGATGCCGTTGATAACTCCTGCCGTGATGACAAAATCGACATCGACATATGGTGCGCTATCCGGCGCGTAAACCGGTGGTTTCTCAGCCATCATCATTCCCCAAGGAAAACATCATGTTCAAGTCAGCACTACGCCTTTTCAAAGGACTGCGCGAGATGGCGAGAGAGCCGAAGCCGATGAAGTTTGAGGTTTCTGGTTTCCGCACGATCACAACTCGTTCGATCACAGCTGGCGGCACTGGGACGCCGGCCTTCGCCGAAGATTTTGCCATCGAAGCGAACACGCCGCGGCCCGTCTCGGCGGGAGATATATGATCATTGGCGTTGCGAGGCTCCAGTGATGATGGTGGACGCCCTATCCTTGGCGCGCTCGCGTATCTTCGCGGCATCTTGTTCTTCTCGGCCTGGAAAATCGGCCGAGTCTATGTCGCGAATAACGGCGTCATGGATAGTCGTTAGGAAAGCATCATGATCCATACCTGCATGCTTCGCCTGGATCGCGCCAACTGCCAAAAGTCGGACTGTAATCTGTCTGAGAGCCGCCAATTCGGCCTCAACAAATAACCTGAAGTCTTCCATCTGCCCCTCCCAAGGTCTGAGGCGCATCGAACCACACCATCAATCGGAAGTCGAGCCCTCCGCTTTCCTAAGCTCCTTTGGGGGCCTTTTCCACAAGGAACCGACAAATGAATCGCAGCGTCTTTTTCGACGCCGTGCGCGCGAACCTGTTCGCCGGCCGGCTCACACAGTCCCAGGTCGACGGTATCGACGCGATCCTTGACGAATGGGACGCCGAAGGCCTGACCGATACCCGCTGGCTGGCCTACATGCTCGCCACGGCCTACCACGAAACGGCGCAGCATATGCAGCCGATCACCGAGTTCGGCGGCGTCCACTATTTCGACAAGTACGATACCGGCGCGCTGGCGGCCAGGCTGGGCAATACGCCGGTGGCGGACGGCGACGGATATCGATATCGCGGCCGCGGCTTGGTGCAGATCACTGGCCACGCGAACTATCAGAAGTTCGGCCTTGCGGACGACCCCGACAAGGCGCTCGAGCCCAAGACCGCAACGGAGATCATGTTCCTCGGCATGATCAACGGCATGTTCACTGGCAAGAAGCTCAAGGACTATTTCCATGACGTCTCGGCCGATTGGGTCAACGCCCGCCGGATCATCAACGGCCTCGACCGCGCCAACGATAACGCGGCTTACGC